TATTAACTATGGATAATGATAAGATGTTAAATGCTGATGGTGTTGAAGATGAATTAGTAGGTCAACAGTGGTTAGAAACACATAACAACTGGCCTGCACAGATGTGGATTCAAACTTCATATAATACAATGCACAATACACATAGTTCAGGTGACGACTCAAAAGCATTTAGAGGTAATTACGCAGGTATAGGTTATGAATGGGACGAAGATAACAATATCTTCTGGCCTAAAAAACCTTACGCATCTTGGGTAAAAGATACTGCAACTGCAAGTTGGAAATCACCAATAGGTGATGCTCCTGCATTAACTGCAGAACAACAATCACAGAATGAAGCTGGAACTCATACATGGTCTTATGTATGGAATGAAGATGGCCAGTCTTGGGACTTGACAGACGCAAAAGCATAAATTAAAAAGGTATGTGGTATGCAGAAGAAAGTATTAACAGAGCAAGCTCTATATTACGGTGATGTGGCGATGCCCAAAGATTGGGACATTGACCGAGATAAATTACAACAAAACATATTAGACTCACAAATTACAGATTCACCTTTTCCATTTTCCCGAACGTTCGATATGTTAAATACTTATATGAGAGATCATATAAATTTAAACT